CCTGTTCCCCCTGCAGGTCTTTTCTGTAATTTTGTGCTTGATTTCCTTTTTCAAAGATATGTGTTATAATATCTGCAGTAGCTCACACGGCGTTGTGGGCTTTTATTTATGAAAGGAGAATTATGCCAAGCATAATAAGGGATAGTAACTTCGTTCCGGTCCAGGCGAACGGAGCATTTACAGAAAAGAAGGCAGTAACCTATACGGCTACTGGAGAAGGTTCTGTTGCCGCTCATACAATATATACGGTAACTGGTGATGTGTTGGTCTCTGTTTTTGGGGTTTGTAATACGAACCTTGATTCTGGTGGTGTCGCAACGATTGAGGTTGGAATAGCCGGTAATACGGCAGTCTTGATTGCTCAAACAACGGCAACTGATATAGATGATGGCGAGGTTTGGATTGATAATGCCCCGGCTACAGTTGAGGCAGTTCCTGCATCGTCTGTTTTAAATGATGGCACTGATATTATCGCTACTGTTGGCACGGCTACAATTACAGCCGGACAAATTGATTTTTACTGTCTATGGCGACCACTTGAGAGTGGCGCATCAGTAGTAGCCGCTTAAAGGAGGTTAAATGCAATATGTTAAACCAACCGGTCAAGGAGCTACGGGTGGAGAGGGCATCCTTGCTGATTATGGAGATATGTTTGACCTAGAGTTAAAAGACTCAGAGCTTCTCGCGCTAACGAACAAGATGATTTCAGAGTCAGAGCAATACTGGAACGGACAGCGACTACCTGAGATACGGAAGAAGAACCTAGAGTATTGGAAGGGCAATCAAATAGATCGGGATAGCCTTTATAATCATCAGGTTCCGTATGTAAATAACCGAATCTTCCCATCAATTGACACTATTTTGTCTACTGTAAACGCCCAGATGCCTCATCCTGAGGTATTCCCGGACCAAAACACTCAGACATCAACCCTTTTAGCTAGAGATATTGAGAAGGGTCTATTGGCTTATGTAGAGAATAACCGGGTAGACATAACATTTCAGTATGCCACCTTTCATCTTTTAACTGAGCGTGTTGGCTGGGTCAAGTTACGATTTGACGATAGCATCGGTAAAGATGGAGAGATCGTAACCGAGTATGTTTTGCCGGAAGACATTATTGTTGATAAAGATGCTAAGCCTGGCACTAACCCACGATTCATAGCCCAGAACTTAACTGATTCCATTGATGATTTGATTGATAAGTTTCCAGAGAAGGCAGAAGAGATTAAAAAGAACTTCGGGATAGTCCGTGGCACTAAGGGTCAGATGGGTAAAGTGGTTGGTTATAAGGAGATTTGGTTTACCTATAAAGACAAGGGTAAATCGCAGGAAGGCGTATTCTGGAAGGTTGATAGTCTAGTTCTAGGTAAGATGCGCAATCCAAACTGGAACTACAAGGGTAGTAACGAGTTCAAGCACAATTTCCTCCAGGCTCCATTAAAGCCCTTTATTAACCTAAACTATCTAAACTCCGGTCGGACTTTCATTGATGATACCTCTGCCGTTGAACAAGCAATTCCGATGCAGGATGTTCTAAACAAGCGTGGTCGTCAGATAGTAGAGAACGCTGACCAAGCTAACTCCGGATGGGTTATATCATCTCAGGCAATGACAGCAGAGAACGCTTCCGAACTCATAGGAGACCCGAACGAGAAGGTTCTGGTAAACGCTGCTGATGTGCGCGGTGCTGTTAACCGGATGGGCGCTCCGGCTTTGCCGTCTTATGTTATGGAAGATAAATATGATGCCCGTAACGAAGTAGATAATGTCTTTGCTACCCACGGAGTTACTAGGGGTGAAGAGTCAAATAACAAAACATTAGGTCAAGATCAGATTCAGGTTACTCAGGATATAAATAGACAGAATAGAATTGTTAAAGCAATTGAAGATGCGGCTGATAGGTATTACAAGTATCTTCTACAGATGATGAAGGTCTTTTATACTGATGACCACTGGTTTATGATAAATGGTCACAATGGTCAATTTGATAATGTGGTTTTAAGAGGCGATATAATCAAAGATGGTAATGATGTCAGAGTTAAATCTGGATCATCCTTGCCGTTAGATAAAGAATCCGAGAAGAACCTTTATATGACCCTAGCCGATAAAGGACTGATTGACCCACTAACACTTATGGAAGAGTTGGGAGTTCAAGACCCGAAGGACAAACTAGAGCGTTTAGTTATGTGGCAGTTAGACCCGGCATCACTCCTTAGTAATGTAGATAAAGAAAAATGGGATCGGGATGCCTTTATGGATATTCAGATACTTAATCGTGATGTGGTTGCTCCACCGGCTGAAGAAGTTACTGAAGAGCATCTTGCCTATCATAATGAGTATCTAAAGACCGGAGTCTTCCGAAATCAAAAGAATAGTGTTAAAGAGAAACACATCAATCATATTGCTCTTGAAGCTGAAGAATTAAGAAGGACCCTGCTACTTGAGGAGACTCAGATGCCTACTACAGAAGAGGTTGAGGCATCTAATGCAAAGATAAACGAGATGAATCAGCAGGATGCCAGTCAAAACCCAATGCCTCAGATGCCACAAAATGGGGAGCAAAATCCTTTACAAGATGAAAAACAGATGGTATAATCTGTCTATAATGTAAAGGAGGTAGTATGACTAAAGCCACTTTGGGAGAGTTTGATCCAGAGACTCTTTTAAACGAAGAAAGTGAGGGAGATGATGCTTCTAAAGATGAAGAACAGAATCTTGGTGATGAGGGAAAGGAAGATAAAGAAGGACTTAATAAAGCTGAGGAAGAGGATTCAGATGCAGATAAAGGCGAACCAGACACTGATGAAGAAAATAAAGAACCAGAAGTCAGCCAAACCCGGACTAAACTTGAAGAAGCTGCCGAAGACCTTAAAAAACGCAATGAAGAGCTTGAAAACCCTTTAGATAAAATAGATGATGATTGGGAGCCAAAGAGTTATAAAGAGCTTCTAGAACTATCGGTTAAGGTAAACGAACAACGCGAAACAGAGCGTCAGCTAAAGAATGAAGAAGCCGATATAAACAAACAGCGTGAGCAACTAGACGCACAAGAAGAAATCCGTAAAGAGTGGAACGCTGAGATTGAGGCACTTATCTCTGATGGTCGTTTGCCAAAGATTAAAGATAAAGACAGCGATAATGATGATGGCATCAAGGCTAGAAATGATGTATTTAGGTTTATGATAGCCCATAACAATAAAGTATCAGAGACCGGCAAAGGTTATCAAATTACTTCATTTGAACAGGCACTAGACCTAAAAGAGATGCAGGATATGATGAAAGATAAAGACGAGTTTGATAAACGCCAGATTGATATGAAAAAGCGTCAGGGTAGCCTAATCGGTGGAAACTCAAGGTCTACCGGTGGCGGTGGAGGTAAGCCTGGATATGTATCTGGTCAATCGCTTGATGATATACTCTCTGATGAGATGACAAGATAATTTGACATTTGAACCTTTTTGTGCTATGATGATTTACAGAGGTTCACAAATACCCGCGGAAGCGGGTTTTTTGTATGCCAATATTAACTAAAGAAAAGGAGAATTATGGTTTTTACAGAACGCGTAACTTCCATTACCCAAGATAAATTCATCCCATCAGTGGTTGATGCTATCTTGAACTCCAATGTTCTCACCCAACGAACTCTCGGTCGCTCACCGAAGGTTTGGTCTGGTGAAACATTGAGACGACCGGTTCAGATTGCAAAATCTACAACTGGTGGTTCTTTTAGCGGTGCTGACAAGTTTTCTGTTGCCACTTCGCAAACAAGAATCAAAATGTCTTTTGAACCTAAAGGGTTCTACCAGAGCGCAACTATCATCGGCATAGAAAAAGCCGTAAACAAGACAGAGGCACAGGTCTTGAGTTTGATCAAGGTAACACTTGAAGAAGCTGAAAACAGCGCCCTTGACTCTATCGGAGATATTAACTTCGGTGGTGGTGCAGGTAATGACTTTGAAGGTCTTGGTAATACCGTAGATGACGGAACTACCTATGATTCTTATGGCGCTCAAAGCCGAGCTACTTACACCGCTCTAAAGGGAACCGTAACGGCTTCAGCCGGAACGATGTCCTTGACGAAACTTGCTAACCTATGGACTGCTATTTCAGCAGCCGGATCAGGGAAGCAAAAGCCTACGATTGGTATTTGTGACGAGACAGTATGGAATCTTTATGAATCCCTATTGGCTCCAGCTGTAGTTAATAACTATCAGTCTTTTGGTCTACCTATTGTTAACGCTAATACCGCCCCAGGTATGGCAGTTCAGAATCCTGATGGACTCAAGGGAACTCAGGGTTTTGTCTCCATCACCTTCCGTGGTATGCCTTTGGTAGCCGATGAAAAAGCTGATAGTGGTGTAATGTTCTTCCTAAATGAGCATTATCTTGATTGGTATTCACTAAAAGATGACGAGCTTAACTCGGTTCAGTCCGGTGGTTCTGTCATTGATGGTGTCTACAACGATGGTAAAGGCGCAACTCCTTTCCAATGGACCGGTTTCAAGGTTCCTACCGATCAATATGTTGCTGTCGGACAACTTATTGCAATGGGTAACTTAGTATCATTTAATCCGCGCCGTCACGGTAAATTGACTGGCATAACTACTGTTTAGGTAGTAGAAAGGAATTAAATGCTTACAGGA